TTTTTCTGCTTTTTCATACAACTGGTCATAGATCTCTTCTGAACTCATACCGTCATACTTGCGATCGAACAAGCAAGGCACTGAAGTGATCATGTCACCTACCTTGTGTTTGACCAGGTCACCATTCACAGCAAAGTCATTGCTAATGTTCCACAACTGAGGATCTCTATCGCCTCTACGTCCAAAGTGATCATATACACAATGCAACACTTCATGCCCAAACAAGAATTCAATCTCCTTGGGCTTGAGCATTTTGATAAAGCGAGTATTGTAGTAGAAATTTCGACCGTCTGTTGCGGCAGTGGCACACCATTCATCGGCATTGACAAGTTTGAGTCGAGTTGCCAAGTTACCAAAGAAACTGGCCTTCAACAGCAAACCCACACGGGCAGTGATCAATTGCTCGCGCACAATTTTGTCAAGTTTGGTGTCCATGGGCCCAATAAGATTTTTGAACTTGTCAGATTCTTTTTTATTGGTAGTAGTGGTAGTCATGTTTAACCTTTACTGTTTATATGCGTATATTATAGCATAATATGAATTATATGTCAACCATATTTGTTTCAGTAAATACACGTGGTATGCGCGAAATCTATTTACAATTTGAGGGAATTCCACAAATAATAACAGTAGAAGTTGAACCTCAATGTAATGCAGAGTTTTTTTGGAATAACTTATCTAGTATGGGCAGACCTGCAGATAAGATCAGTTACAACAAATCACCAAAAGAAAAGTTAGATAATTTTTTGAAACTAGCGCATGAAGCCAAACAACTTTTTTCATTTGATTGGACTTTGTCAAACCTCACGCAAGAATCTTTTAATTTATGGCACAGAGATATAGAACGTTTTGATCTAAGTCAACATCCACCTTGGTCACTGTACAAAGGTAATTTGTTCATAGATTTACATGATGCATTGCATGAAGTCGAACCAAAAAATCCCTACAGTAAGTCACAAGATAGACAAACGATCACAGTTAAATGGTTTAGTCCAAGCCTACCCTGGCCAGAAACGCCCGAGACTAAAGATGTTTTAGCATATGGTGATATTGAAGTTGATTATCCACACGTGGGTAAGAGTCCTTGGATTAGTATGTTACATGCCGATAATCAAAATTTGCAAGAAAGTTGTAAGTTGGCCGATGCTTGTGCTCCTAGTTTTCGAATTAATCTTGTTGACTATCATAAATCACTTAACGGAAAAAATATTGATATTAACCAAATTAGGTCAAATCAGCACAAACAATTATTACAGTGGTACCAAGACAATCATGATCAATTAGAGTCTATGTTTAGCCCAGAACAAATGCTTAAATATCATGGTCATTTTTGTGTTGGCAAAGTAAAAGACTTGTCCCAGTTACCATTGCTTCAAACAGCACCATTAAACACCGTAAAACTAGTCTAGATTTAAGTATCTAAGTTGGAACCAACTTTGTGCGGCTTCGTTGTAAAAATCCAAGTGTATTTGTTCCTCGGGATATTTGAATTCATATTCGCCTTCTTCTTTACCACCTGTAATCCAGTGCGTGTGATACCTTGTACTGAAGCCCAGACGCTCACGCATGGCATAAGTGAGCACAATGCTCTGCCCGTACTCCTTGACCAACCGCCGGCGAATGGGTGTCCAGTCTTTCTCTGGGTCACGAAACACGATAAGATTCCGTTTTATGATGATGCGGGATGACATAACAAAAACCAACTCAGTGTTTGATCATTGTCCACATAGATTCGGTAGTCACCATACCGCACCCCATAGGCCCATACAAGATTAATATCATCAGGTTGATACGTCTCTCGGTTGACTCGGCGATTTTGCAACATGCGGTCACGAGTCTCAACGTCTTGGCTCCAACCAAAGTTTTGATTAAACCAACGTCGGCAACGATCAAAGTCTAACACGCCAGTGCCATAGGCCACCACTTTTGAAAACTCAATCAAGTAGGCATACCCATGAGTGGTATACCGGTTATCCATTTTAGTAACTTTGTATTTCATACGGGAAAAAGAAAAGGGGCCATGTGTCCACAGCCCGTGTATTTAATCCACACAACCCCTTAAACTTAGGCCGACGCCTGCAAGATGTACTTGCCAAAGCGTTGGTGGAACTCGTCAAAGTTCTTCAACTTGGTTGGGAGGAAGGGCAAGTCGTATGTGGTAAGAGCAATACGAGCGCCCATCACAGTCAACTCAGTTTCAAAGTTCTTCATCATGTATGCCAGGAAGTTATCTGCCATTTCATGGAACTTCTTGTCTTCAACTTTGTTCTCCACAGCGGCCTTAAGTTCATAACACATGGAAATAACCAAACTGTACATGGCACTCACTTCTTTGACCTGCAAGTCTTTGACTTTGCCACTCAAGATGTCCGCTGGGTTGGGCATCTTGCCTGCAACCTTGCGGTGAGCCATAAACTTCACAGCAAGACCTTCGCCCACAGTACCTGCAATCAAGTTCATAGTAGTGTCGTCATCGCTGGCATCGTCCAACAATTGGCTCACAAAGGTCCATGAGCGTGGAGTAGCAAACGCACGGCTGGCACTCTTGGCGTCAAAGTCATACAAGTCTTGCTTGGCAAAACTCAAATAACCCACCACGTCTTTGTGAATGCGGTTGTTCACCGCCCACTCTTGCCAAGATGGGAAATCCACTTTCATCTCTTGATGGATGAAGCGATTTGCCAGCGGTGTGGGCATGCGATATGTAACACCTTTGTCCGACTCACGGTTACCTGCGGCAACCATTACCACATTGTCAGGCAGTCGATACTTGCCAATGCGTCGATTCAAGATTAGTTGATACGCGGCACTTTGTACACTGGGTGCGGCACTATTAAGTTCGTCCAAGAACAGCACCACAATAGGATACTGGCTGGCAGTTTCTTCGTCGGGCAATTCAACTGGTGGAGCCCAATCCATCTTGCCTGAGTCCTTGTTATAAAACGGAATACCACGAATGTCTGTGGGCTCCATCTGACCCAAACGCAGGTCAATCATGAGACCGCCAAGTTCGTTGGTAATGCCTTCAACAAGTTCGGATTTGCCAATGCCGGGAGGACCCCACAGGAACAAAGGACGTTTGACTTGAAATGCTTTTAGTAGACTTTTACGAGCCTGGACGGCTGTAACGGTGCGGGATTCTGACATGGGCTGTGCCTTTCTAAGTTAGTAAGTGTATATTGTAGTTGAAGTTGATTTTGTAGTCAACTGTTAATTGTTGCAAAAGGACTACAGTCCTCTGCCTCACGTTGGTCTAACATCTGGGCCATCATTTCTTGCATGACCTCGTCACGCACACTCTTGCTTGGACTGTATTTAAAAGCAAGGTAGGCCCGTTCCAGTTCTTGAGTTGTCATCTCAGACAACTCGGCATGTATATCGCTCATTCGGCTCATGCTGTCTCCTTCATTGCATATTCAAACAAAATCCACTTGGCACGGTTCAGCGTTTGGCGGGCGTCTTCGGCTCGCATGTAATCAACCTCACCATACTCAGTATTGATCAATTCTTGGGCGTCACTCATAAGACTTGCGGCCATCATGGCCGGACCAGAAAAGCGGAATGTTATGCTTTGTTCCACTGCTTCACGCATCTGTGCTTCAGTGCAACCGTACATACGCACTTCGTTAATTTCTTTGGTGCTAAGACCTTCAAATGCTGTTCTCATCTTGGGCTCCTTTTTAGTTTCTATACAAGTATTATAGCAAAATGGCCATTTTTGGTCAACCAGAAAAAATGTAATACTCTAGTATTACTTTTAGTTGCCATTGAATTGCTGGCTCTTTTTAGATATTGCAGGCTCGGAAAAAACGGTCTGTGTCAAATCTACTATTGGCCTCTTTGCAGGCACTGGCCACGGCTGTTGCGGCCTGTAGTCTAGCATGGGGGTCCATGATAGCGTTGATGTATTTGGCGAGTAGTTCAAAGTGTTTCTTAGACATACTGTGGCTCCTTTTTGTTTACAGTACCTATATTATAGCAAATGGTGAATTATTGGTCAACCAAATGCTCTATACAAACCTGATGCTCCAATGCTGAGTGCTACAATGTTCACCAACAACTGTGGCTTATTTGCAACACGGATTGACCAGGCCATGAACAATATGGTGCCTAAAAAGAAGGCAAGAATATTGTAAGGATAGGCACTAGGGCCCACGGCGTTGAGACTGTGGCCCGCGATGATAAACACCGCTCCGGACCACTGTAAAACTTCATTGATTTCTAACTTCATAACCATATTATAGCCGATCTTGAATATTTGGTCAAGTCAAAAAAAAGCCCTACAAACCGTAGGGCTTTTGTAGTACTAGAGTATTACTTTTTACAAGGTAATACTTGCGTATTACATTGTGGGTCCGTTGCCGTTTTTGAACCCAACTACACCGCCTTCTGCTTCAATGCGTTTGATCACATCTTCAAACAAGATAGGTGCAAAGTCAGTTTGTTCCACGCAAACGCAATGGTAACGTGGATCAATCTCAGTGCCGTACAAAACGGTTCCGGTCTTGGCGTCAACACCACGTGCCTTCTTAACACGAGTGGCATGCAAGTGTCCGTGAATGTTAACACCAAAGCGACCCAACGAGGCTTCATGCACAGGAATATGACTCAAGATCATGCCATTCATCACATGGTAGGCTCGCAATTCACGGAAGTATTCACGATACTCGTCATCTCTAAAGATGTCATGATTGCCACGGATCAATACCTTGTCGCCGTTCAAGCGACTCAATGTCTTCAAAGCCTTGCGGTTAATAACAACATCGCCCAAGTGATAAACCTTGTCTGTGGGACGAACACGTTCGTTCCAGTTCTTGATCATGGCTTCATCCATCTCATCAGGGTCAGTCCACGGACGCAATTTCACTTCATGATCATCCGGATGTGTAAAGCGGCACACGCCGGCATGACCAAAGTGCGTGTCGCTTGTCAAAAATACTGCTGGCATCTTGTGCTCCTTTCTTAAAAGTCTAATTTCATCTTACGCCAGGCTTCGTCGTCTGGCCGTTCGTTTTCATCGTATGTCAAGCCCAAGGCCTTCATCATGCGATGCTTGACACGAATGTTAGGAATACGAGTGCGCTCACAATCGTTAAAACCCATCATAACACCAACTTCGGCCACAGCACCTGAACGGCAAATACCTGCCATACAATGCACAACCACGTTCATGTGATTGTCTAGTGCATGTTGTAACAGGCGCACAATTTCTTGTGCCTGTGCATCGCTGATCAAACACTCTTCAGGAAAACGATCACCATCCTCTGCGTCCAAAAATTCAAAACGATGTGTTTCTTGAAAATTGTGCGCAGGAGTAGGCCACCATGTGGGGCAAGGATCCATGATTTGAATCAGCATTGAGTTCTCGCCTGCATCGTGATGAAACCTCATGGGCACATCTGCGGCGGCTACATTTTCAATCCATGGCATATAATTCTCCTTAGTATGTAATTATAACACATCAGGAGATTTTGGTCAAGTAGTACTAAAGTGTTACTTCTTGCCAAGTATGATCACCCATGTACTTGACTTGCATCATGTATTCATAATCTTCTGGCACACCAGTGTTCCAGTCTGTAGGACCATTATGCACCAACAAAGTTTTTCCTTGTCGTTTGTTCCAAACCAACCAGTAACATTTGCCCATGACAATTTGAAAATTGTACTCCGCGGCATACACCGCATCAGTTACTTCCAGTCTACGTCTAATGTCATCTGCTTGCTTTTGCAGTACAGTGACCAGTTCTACAATGCGATCATATTCCTGCTGGGCATACATCCTAGCATGATTGATCATGAGATCTTTTTGTTTTTCTACTGGGATTAGGTCAAACTTAGGACCCAGTGTACTGGTGGCGTAGGGAGTTACATTGCGATTGAAAAAATGCACCAAGGTGTTGCCGGTTTCAACATCAAAACTTTCACGTCCTTGGGCCGAGTTTGGTGGATCAATATCCTGCATGTTCCCGATGACGTCGGCGTGGCTCAATGTCCAATTGCTTGTACAAATATTCTCGACCAACCTTGTGGTGCTCAATCTCTTTGATGGCCGTTACAACGTGACTGTGTCGAGGACCATCTAATCTAGGCCGGTCACCGCGTCCTAGTTCTCTAGCACGACGAGCACCAATCAGCACTAGGTCATAGCGATTTTCCACAGCGGCCACAGCGGCTTCATTGCTGAGTCCCAGTCGTTCCTCGTAGTAGAGTTCGTCTTGAGTCATTTGAGTATTATTCATCTTGGTCCTTTGCTAATCCGTTGGAGTGTCTGTCTGAAATATGATCTAGGTCTTGAAACAATCGTTTTTCCTGTTGTGTCAAACGATCTTTGTGGGTCTTGCGCGGATTACCGCACAAGAAACAGCCGGGATTGCCGCAATCCATAGCATGATGCTTGACCAAACGATGTGGTTGTCGGATGTTGGCTTGATTGTAGGTACCATGTGATCGGGCAATCTTTACTTGTCTGGCAATGGCCACGTCATTTTTGTGACGACGTTTGGAGTTTAAGTATCGGGCTAGATCGTTGCTCATACAGTATTTAATAGTGACAGAACTTATTGTACAAGTTCTACCACTATCTGTCAACTGTTTAGAACCTTTGCAACCGAATTCATTACCGCGGCAATGCGTCCAATATCACGTAGATTTTCTACTGAGTAGCCTTCTGTCTTGAGTGTTTCGTAGTGTGCTTTCACACAGAAGTGGCACTTGCCCACGATTGAGGCAGCCAGACTGAATGCTTCAAAGTTGGCCTTGGTAGTTCCACCGTGTGTGGCAATAGCATTCATACGTAAACCTGCAGGCAGACCTTTTAGTGCAGGATCATCTGCCATCTCAACATATGGGTACCAACTGTTTGTCATTGCCATTAGGCTGGCCGCCGTTAGTGCGGCATCACGAACAACTGCTTGATCCTCTGTAAAGTTACTACTTACAAATGTAACTAACTTACCGTTCCCTGTAGCAAATGCCGCCGCTAAAGCACAGGCGTTAGCAACTTCATCTGTTAAGGTACTTCTTTTAATAACTGAATCTAGATTCAACTTAATATCTTTTGCGTATTCTGGTAATGCTTCTTTAATTTGATCAATCCAACTCATTTTATTTTCCTTTATTTTTACAGTTATCAAAGTGCCACCTAGTCATAGAACCCCCACTACCTACTTTACCACAGTGAGGACAAGTGTGCTCTTGCTTTTTTTGTCCTTTATACTTTTCTCTAAAGTATTCTCTGAGATGATCTGGACACGGCACATACCCTCTATTTTCTGCACGAGTAGTTGCCGCTACTTTCATTTTCTCAATAGTCTGCTCTGTAAATGGTTTGCGTTTCTTCCCTAACTTTGCTTCACTTTGCTTCTTACGAGTTTCCTCTGATGCTACTTTGCCTCTAAGAGGACTTGGCTTGCCTCTATTAGGATGAACCTTTTTGATAGACTCGCTTTGTTTCTTACGAGTGTCCTCTGATACTTTTACACCTGTTCTGGTAAACTTACCATCGCCGTTGTGTTGGTTAAAACTCATTGGATTGTGTTTAGCATCTAATGACTCCAACAAAGTAGTTTCCAGTTTGATCATCTCTTCTGGGCTACCAGTTTTGATGATTTCTCGTTTCCACTCTGTTGGATTTTGTTTTATCAACGGTTTAATAAGTTGGCTTGAACTAATGTAGCCATCTTGGGGATGACATCCTTTAGCGGTTCTACAACCAATGTACCACTTGCCCGTAGGCAAGTGTGTCCATTTATAAACGAATGATGTATGAGTGATAGTTTCCATACAAGTATTTATCACTCATTACATTATTCTGTGCCATCATTTGTGTCTCTTTGTGTATTCTTCTAACCACGCTAGGTCCAGCGTGAGTTCTTGACCTAGCCATCTGGTTCCTTCTGTGTGATCACGTAGATCGTCCCCGGTGTCCTCGTGTAGTAAAACTGTCAAGCCTGTTGACGTTAACAGTTCTTCTACTGGTTGTTGAATGGTTGTGCAGTAGTTGACTTGGTACATGGGCAAGGGATGAGGACCTATAGGTTGATCCCACACTCTACCTAGTCCACAGTCTAGTTCGACCAAACGATTTCTAGCATCAAGGGCTGTGGCCCTTTGTTCGTCAGTTGACCAGTATACGTGTGCGTGAAAATACATTTCAATATTTCCCGGATGCCAATACAATTTTACAAATATGTTCCAGGCGTTCGATGTGTTCAAACGCACGCCAAGGACTGGTGTCAATTGCCACAACACCGTGACCTTTGATACCCACGATGTCATAAGCAATGTTGCCACGGTCATCCAGTTCAAGGCGGTAGTGGCATTGATCAGCCAGTTCTTGACTGATGGGTTTTACATCACCTACATTGGGTGCTACCCGGGTATAGCGACTCAGTTCCGGAAACTCATTCACAATGGTACTGAGATCAATTCCGGCATGCATGGCCGCAACACAATAGGTAGGATGCAAGTGTACTACCACACGCACATCATTGGCATGTTGCCCCATGGCTCTCTGTAGACCAAAGTGCAAGGGTATCTCACCACTAGGCTTTAGATTGCTACTGATATCCGTATAGAATTCTTCTTGCCAAAGCAGTCCATGAATGCTGATTTTCTTGAACTGGTCTGGTTGCATGGTTTGCTTACGCACGCCACTGGGTGTGATATAAAAGTGATCACGGTCGTGATGACGAATACTTACATTGCCATCACGACTGGTAATCCAGTTGCGATTATATGCTTCAACTAACGTGTCGCATATGGTTTCTAACATTATAGAGTCTCGCCACCAACTGTGCGGTTACATGCACATAGCTCGCCTGTTTGCAATGCGTCAAGCACACGCAAGGTTTCTTCTGGGCTACGACCCACGTTCAAGTTGTTGACTGTGACGTGTTGGATTTCGTTGTTGGGGTCAATGATAAATGTTGCACGAAGTGCCGCACCTGCTAGAGCATAGAACACACCCAGTTGTTCAATCAATGATAACTCACCGCGCTGTGTGTCGGCAAACTGGTGATGTGTGATCTTGCGCAAGTCATCGTGGCTCTTTTGCCATGCCACTTTGCAGAACTCGTTGTCTGTTGAACCTGTGAGCAAAACAGCGTCACGGTCAGCAAAGTCCGATGCTAGTTTGTCGTAAGCCACAATCTCGGTTGGGCATACAAAT